ATGATGCTGGATATATTGCTTGGCTTTTATGGGGAGGCGATGCCGGGAGATCGTGGGCAAATCGCATCATTAAAATGGTGGAAAGTCGAAACAAAGATCAATGAGCGAATACGTGCGCGTCATCGAACAGGAGGATGAAGGCATTGGTCTGATGCAGGCTTTGTTCATTCTTTCTGCTAATGAACATCGCAACACTTCACGCTGGGAGCTTGTTGAAAAGCAATGCTTCAAGAATGGCCGTCTCGACGAAACTCACATCTATGTGATGAGTGTTTACGACAAGCCTGATCCTCATTTTGATCCAACAAAATTCCTCACTTTTGAAATTGAGGCAATGGCGAAGTCATATATTATGGAAGGCATTGAGGACCAGTTACGCGACCTTCGTGGCGATGATGATGACGAAGAGGACTAATCACGCTTTGCATTAAGAATGAATGATGGGTAGCCCATCAGCCACAACACGCTAATTCCATAGAGTCCACTGAGAGTGCGAATTTGCACGCAGTCAGGAGCGAGTTCTGCACGTTCCATTCGAGAATAAGAACTCTGGCTTGTATGCAAAGCTTCTGCTACATTCTTCTGTGAAAGCCCGCTGTTAAGGCGGGCTTCTTTAATGCGAGAAGCAATGAGAAGACGAGCCTGCTGATGGGGCATTTTAAGAACATCGGCATTGCTCTTCTTGAGGAACATCATTGCTTTATCTCCATGCGTTCGGCCACCCAGCCTTTGTGATGATTGCGTTCTCCTCTGGCAACTTTCTCTAGGTTTTGTCGATTTAACTGGTGAGTCTTGCAAAATTCTGTCAAGTTAATAGTTACGTGAATGCTGCCAGTTGGCGATACAAGTTTATAGAAGAAGCCCCTGGACCCAGATCTTTGACTTATTGAAATTTTAGAGCGGCGCTGATGTTCTTGATCGGGAGTGAGAATTTTCGTCAAATCACCACTCCAGCAAAAGCCTGACGATGTTTGTTTGGCTTGGTTTGCAAAGTGTGGATTTTTAGCCACATCATAAAAATTGTGCAACAAGATTTCATTTTCGAGAGCCTCTTGTGCAGTATTGAAGATGCCAAGAATAATTTTATGTGTTGGATTAAAAGTTTTGTCCTTAAAACTGCCCAAATACGAGTCCTGCTCTGGAGGTACCTTCGACGAGCGCTTGCCAATATAGCCGCGTCCCCACTCCTCGTATGAGTAATAGACGTAGTGCCAGCGGCGCTCCATAGTCACGTCTGAATAATTGTTTCAATTGTAAACTATATTTATTGATAAAGTAGGTACATGGACACCTTAAACGGCTTCCGTTACGACGTTTCCACCATCCAGAACTACACGTTCACGGATGAGGGTTATCTGCGCGTTAAAGCGCGGATAGCTCGCACTGGCATTCAGTCTTATACGGACGCGAACGGAGGCGTCCGCTTGGAGTACAGGCCCGAAGATGAAGTGGCTGCCGCTGAGGCGCTGGACAGTTTTCGGGAGAAATGTGTCACCAAAGAACATCCCCCGGTGCTTCTTGACGCATTGAACACAAAAGACTACGCAGTTGGTTTTACCAGCGCGGATGTCTCCTACTCCGATGGCTTTGTTGAAAGCACCCTGACTGTCACTGACAAAGAGACCATCGACTCAATTATGCGCGGAGACGTGCGTGAAGTGTCGTGTGGTTACAGGGTAGACTATAGCCCCGAACCAGGGATTACTCCTGATGGCCAGCATTACGATGGCATTCAGCGTAACATTCGTGGTAATCACGTTGCTATTGTCAACAGGGCTAGAGGTGGGGCGCAAGTGCGTCTCATGCTTGATTCAGCGGATGCCGCTGTCGAAGACCTTCTATCCTCTACAGGAGTAAAAATGACCGCCAACATTGCGTTTGACGGCGTTTCGTATGAGGCTGATGCAGCTCTTGCTGCTGCTATCGCTGCCGAGCGTGAAGACGCGAAAGGTAGCTATGCCGATATGAAGCGTCAATATGAAGATGCCATGGCACAGGCTGAAAAGCTTAAGTCTGAGATGGACGCCATGGAAAAGGAAATGAAGGGCAAGTGCGATTCCGCTGAGGGTCGTGCCGATGCCCTGGCAGAACAAGTTGAAGAACTGACTGCCGAACTGGCTGCCGCCAAGGAGATCAATCTTGATTCCATGGTGGAAGAGCGCGTTGCTCTCATCGAGAAGGCTAAGCCTGTTCTTGATGCTGCTTATGCTTTCGCTGGCAAAACTGCCCGTGAAGTGATGGTTGATTCCATCAAAGCAGTGCGTGGCGATGAGCTTGATCTTTCTGAGAAGAGCGACGACTACGTGCAGGCAATGTTTGACACCCTTTCTGAGGGTCGCAAAGATTCTGCCACCACTGACGAGCTGCGTAAAGCCGTAGCTTCCATTGCTTCTCCCGTTTCTGCACCTTCGTCCTACATGGACATGCTGCAGAATGCTTGGAAGAAGCCCCTTTCCATCTCCAAGGAGGCTAAGTAATTATGGCCGTAACTTTCTCTGCTTCGGGCACTGCCTCCGCTGGCGGCGTGCAACAGGCTTATAGCCTGCAGCACAATGCACTGCTGGAAGGTCAACTGTCTGACATCCGCGACAACACTATCACCACTCGGCTCAACGAGACCGGCGCTGTTATTCCGTTCGGCAATCTTGTCGTTTACAACACTGCTGGTACCGTTGCTAATTCTGCTACTACCATCTCTGGCGCTTCTGACACTGTGCTGGGCGTTAACGTCCTCACCTATGTTGATGAAACCGCTCTGGATGCAAATAGCCGTCCTGGCGTGAAGAACCAGCAAGCCATGAACGTGGCCAATGAAGGTGCAGTTGCTGTTTATGTGACTGGCGCTGTTACTCCCGCATCTCCCGTGCGCGTGCTGTATTCCGCTAGCGGCACTGGCAAGGTTGGTCAGTTCTCCCATGCTTTCGCATCGGGCAAAACTGTTCGCCTCGCAAACGCTCGTTTCCTTACCTCCACGACTGGCAGCGGTCTCGCTGTTCTGGAGCTGAATGGTCCGAGCTTCACCCTCTCTGCTGATTCTTGATAGGAGGCTCTTAAAAATGTCTGAATTCCGTATGGATGATGCGGGCCTGTTCCTTGAGCGTCAGCTTGAGTACATTCGCCCCCAAGTTTTTGAAGTGCAGTATGCGGATATTAAATATCCCACTGTGCTGCCCGTTACTGCTGAAGCTGGTCCTGGCGCCCAGACCTTCACCTATCGCATCATGGACTCCACTGGTGAGTTCCGTCTGATTGCGGACGCTGCTGATGATCTGCCCCGTGCTGACATCAGCCAAGTGGAGAAGAGCATCAACATCCGTTCCTTCGGTGGCAGCTTTGGCTACACCGTGCAGGAACTGCGTGCTGCTCAAATGGCCAACATTGCCCTGGAGCAGCGTCGTGCTGCTGCTGTGCGTCGTGCCTATGAAGAGAAAGTGGAGAGTCTGGCTTTCTTTGGCGAAAGCTCTGTGGGTCTCGCTGGTTTCTTCAATAACTCCACTGTTGACGTTGTTGCTGCTGACAAGTGGTTCACCACTGCCGGCACCACTGCCCAGGAAATGCTGGAGCTGCTGAACTATGGCGTGACTGCCATTATCAACGCCTCCAAGATGAAGGAGCAGCCCGACACCATTCTGATGGCTTGGGAAGATTACAACAAAGTGAGCACCACTCGCAATTCCGATTCTTCGGACGTGACTGTGCTTGAGTACTTCCTGCGTACCAACCCCTACATCCGTAACGTTGAGCCCATTAACGAACTGGATGCGGACAATAGCGTGCTCAATACCAACCGTATGGTGGTTTATAAGCGCGATCCTGAGAAAGTGCAACTGCACATTCCTCAGCCTCTGGAGCTGTTCCCCCCTCAACAGCGCGGTCTGGAATTCATCGTTCCCGCCCATGCTCGCGTTGGTGGCGTGGCCCTGTACTATCCCAAGAGCGTGAGTTACGTTCAGGCTAATTCCTGAGGATAGTTAATCAAGAAGAGGGGCGTTAAGCTATTGACGATTGTTTATTTA